GTGACCTTTGTTGAGTGTGGCAAGCACCTTAATCGGTCTACCAATTCATGCGGCAGTGCCGTACACACGCATAACCTTTATGATGCTATAAAAGATAAAAGAAAAGAAATAATAAATGGAGCTTTAAATGGATAAGATAGAACCAACATTTAGTGCGGATGAGCTAAAATCTAGTTCAATTAACCCTAGCCACTACAAGAGTCACCCAAGCGGTATTGAGTGTATTCAAATAACGCAGGCTATGTCATTTTGCTTAGGTAATGCTGTAAAATACATCTGGCGAGCAGATCTAAAACACGATGATGGCGGTGTGGAAGATCTACTGAAGGCAGAATGGTACATTAAACGAGAAATTCAACGGAGAACTAACGAGTGACACTTAAAGAGAAGTTGGCGCGGCAACAGCGTATAGATGATATTAAGACTGAAATATCTTACTACAATGCTGCGATAAGATCCGCGCCTAAGTTTGAATTGTATTACAATGGCAAGATAATGATTCTTGAGGACGAGTTAAAGGCTATTTAGCTACGCCTTTTAGCTTCTCGACTGTACGCAAACCTGCTAACCCTAGCATTGCTATAGTCAGCTCCATCATAGCCTCTAACGGCAAATCTGGGCTTCCTCGCTCTGGTGCAATCCATTCAATAATAGGATTAAGTACAAATGCGAAGAGAAGCCCGAACCCACAAACCCACATTAGGAATGGTCTAGCTCCTGCTACAAAGGTAGATCTATGGCTTGCTTGAACCTTGTTAATCTCTGACTGAGCTAGCATAGGCGCTTGTGCAAGCTTCTGCTTTAAAAGCTCACCTGCTGCACGTTCATCATCGCTAGTGAATAGCTTATCGATTACATTACCGATAGCTACTACTGGCTCAACTACGCTAGAACCACCACCTATTAAACCTGAAAACCAGCCCATATTATCCCCCTAACTGAAAATGTGGCATGTCTTGGAAGCTAGTCCATAAGCCGCCCCACTCTAACTTGTAACCTAGTTCGTTTGCCGCCTGCATCATCGCAACAGCGACTATTGCCAAATGCTCTTTTTCCCAACTGGCTTTGCCGTCAACGTAAGCGTACAAATCCAATGCCCTGCCTGTTTGGTGGTAGCTCTTATTGGTGCGTCCATCAGCCTTTGATTTGCCTGCGGTGAACAGTGCGGCTTGATCTTTAACGGTACGCAAGCCACCAGAGTTAGGGATACCAAAATCAATAATACTAATCTGGATGGCACGATCACTTATCTCTATAAGCCTATGATCTACACCAGCTCTATTGTTTAATGAGTTACTGCCTAATTTAAACATTAAGACCTCATCATGTAGCCGATACCAGCCACCGCCGTTGCAATCAGTAGTCGGATAAACCATTCACCAGCAGCCGTCTTATGGGTGTTACTTGCCACCGCTAGGTTGATGCTATCAATCTCGTTAGAGTGTTTATTTAACCTATTATCGTGGTGATCTAAGCGACTAGCTACAGCTACATGCTTCTCTTCTATTCGGGCTAAAGCGGTAACAACTACCGCCATATCGTCAATCTTACCAGTTAACCTATCAATACTTCCTTCTATTCTATCTAGTCGTTGCTCTGACATTGTGCGTCCATGTGTTTGTTAAGGTTAACTAAGTGTTGATTATATCAGATTTAAGATAGCTGACCTATACCAACTTTGTGGCGCTGTATCTCACCATGTATTTTATCAAAAACAATTGCGCTCATAGTACGCTTTGCACCATAACCACTGTCAGAATGCCAAGCATCGCCAGCAGGTAACGCTTGGAATGTCTCACAAAGCATACCGCCCAATTCAACAGAAGTCGCATGATGTACATGCCCCATTAATAGATGTTTATGCTCACACTGGCCCCATTCCTTAGATAAAGACCTAGCCGTGTACTCAAATGCCCTCTGAGGCTTCATGCGGTCGCCGTGGTGAGTCACAAGTAAGTTGTTGCCATAGGTTATGTGCTGGAACTTATGTGAGTTGTCTAACACCTGTATACGAGGTTCATTCTCGTAGAATGACTGCAGCATCACGTTCATGCAGCGAGATGTTGTATCGTTGTGGTTACCACGAACCATCATCAAGATAACTTTGTTATGTGCAGCTAATAGCAGGTCAATTGATCTCCTATAGACTCTAACTTGAGCTGATATGGAATCACCATAGTCGCCATCCATGTCCATATGGTTTTGGCCTGAACTGGTGGTATTTTGTAGGTTATCTGAGTGTCCGAAGTCCCCTAAATCCAACATTAAACCAACCTCAGAACCGCCAGAAGCTTGTATCAGCTTCTCAATAGCACCCACTGTTACGCGCTCTGCAATCTCTAAATTCCAATCTGAATCACCATTCCTAGCTGCGCTAACCTTCATTCCTATATGTGCATCACCAATGACATAGGCCGTAAGATGCTCAGGAAGCTCTGTGAGAGGTTTTATAGGTAAAGGGGTATACTTGGGTAGATCATCAACTAAACCCTCTGCAAAGGATTGTAGTGCGTCTTCTTGCGCTTGCTTCTTTAGGTCTGCAATAACCCACTGAAGCTTTGTTGTTCCTGTCTGCGTATCATGCAATGTTGATATGCGTTTGGCTGTATGCGTTGATGGCACTGAATGAACCATGCCGTGATCTGGAGACCAACCACGCTTAGACGCTTGACGCTTGACGGCCTGTAATGACCTCTCTAGGGTACGTGGGTTAATATCTAAAGCCTTAGCAGCTTTGCTCTGGCTACCATGCTCTTGAATAGCGTCAATAACCTGACACTGGCGAGCAGTTGCAAATTCCTTCAATGATTCCAATTCCATGCCAAAACCCTTTACTGGTTAATATGAACCTTCCCATACTCGCAACTTATCAAACTCTCCGCTTAACATCTTGCGTTTAATAACATCATCCATTGCTGGATCATCCCACGCAACACCAGCCTCCTTCAACCACTCATTGATCAACGCTGAATCTATAACGCCGATTAGTCTAGACTCACCAAACTCAGCATTACCATTTTGGCGCAATGCTTCTGCGCGTTCTAGCATCGGGTTCCAATCTTGTGTTTTCACATGAATCAGCTTGTCGCCGTCCTGAACCCACTTATCTGCTATCTTAGCCATTACTTTCTCCAAGGCAAAAAAAAGAGGCCGAAGCCTCCTTTATTGTAACACATTAATGTGCTTTATCTATGCTGTAGTACAATCAGCAATAAGACCTAATGCCTTCTCGTTACGAACAACAAGAGTACATTCGCCAACAACTTGACGCTTCTCGTTGTCGCCAGTTTTGGCAAGTGCTTCGTTCTTCATTGGACGTAGAGCGGCAAGTGCAAGCTTGTCTTTCTCAATGATCCAAACATCACGAGCGCGGTTGTTACGACTAGGGATAAACGAAACGCTGCCCCAAGGAGTCATATACACGTTAAGCAAAGAAGATACTTCGCCAGTTGCGCCTGTGCTACGCTGGTTGTTATTACCTACAAAGCCAAGAGCCTTGTTCATCTGGAAGGATGATAGGTAAACAGAATCAGGCTTGCCGCCTTCTGCCCAAATGGTCTGCATAGCAAGATCAAAGTCTGCTTGAGAGAACACAGTCTGAGTACCGTCAGTACGCACAGTAGCGCCTGCAACTGTACCAGTTGGGTTTGCACCGCCAGTACCGATGTTAGTTACGTTGGTCTTAACAAAAGCGCCTAAGCCGCCCAATACGCGAGCTGTGGTAGAGTTACCAGCAACACGAGCCTTGTTAGCAAACAAAGACATTTCCATGTCTAGCTTCTGCTCTTGGCCTACTTTAACAATCTCGTAAGACATAAGCTTACCACGACCAGCTAAATCCAAAGAACCGTCAGTACCAGAGGTAGAAACAGCGTTCTTAAAGATCTGGGTGTAGTTACCCAAGCGAGCGGTAGAAGCACGAGCTTCAGCAACAGTGTCATCGCCTTCAACGTGAGCGTTAGTGTCAACAGCAGCACGTAAAGCATCAGTCTGCCATTCATGCAAAGTGTTGGTGGCCTTAACTTTAGCAATAGAGCTAAGTAAAGGAGTTTCTTCTGGTGAAACGTTATAAATTACGTTTGATAAGTCTTCGCGGATACCAGTAGTATCATACGAATCTACAGTGTTTGTTGGTTGTGCCATGATATATACTTCCTAAATGATTAAAATTTAACTAAACAATAATGCGGCTGCATCTGCCATGCTGCCCGAACTTTTCAACTTTGACATGCGCTTCGCTTGCTGTTTGCTAGCAGAGTCAGGTTGCTTCTTTGCACCAGCTTTAATCAATGGTCTAGCTTTCTTGAGCTTGGATTCTACCGTACCCTTTCCAACCATCATCTGATCGTAAAGCATCGCTTTGTGTAACACTTTCATAGCTCTGTGATCAACAATGCTACTCATTTCATCAGAGGTATAACCTTCGTTAATACCTTGCTTTAGTAGCCGTTCCTTCATCTTAGGCGCTTTCTCTGCGTCACCGAATTCTGGTATAGCTCTCGTAAGCTCTGACAATTGCTCCTGCAAGTTGGCTTGCTGTGCCTGTCCTTGCGCTTGCTGTGCTGCTTGATGCTGCTGCTGTAATGTATGCCGCTGGGCTTGATACGCTCCCATGTCCTCTCTATACGCTGCTTCAGCTTCGATGTAGCCCAATGGGTCATCCGCTAAAAGCTCACGCGTAGGTGGAACTGGTTGCGCCAATACGCCCTGCCGCCCTATCTCTTGCATAAGCTGGTTAAGCTGCTCTCGCTGCTGATTAAGCCCGTTATAGGCATCCTCTGCTTGCTTTCGCTGCTCTGCCGCTTGCTTCATGCCTTTTTGAATATACGCTTGGCCTGAATAGTCTCGCTTTAGATCATCTAGGGTTACTGATACGTCCTGTCCATCAACTTTAATGGAGAATTTTTCAGGCCCACTTTGATCGGCTTGCTCTTCTTCCGATGCTTCATATTCTTCACCGTCATCTTCTTCATACTCTGGCTCATCACCATCATCTGATTCTTCAATGTCGGCTTCCTCTACTTCAGCCTCTTCTTCTTCAACCTCTTCAACTTCTGATTCGATTGTTTCCACTTCGGCTGTCTCTGACTCCACTGGAGCCATCAACGCTTCAACTGCGTCATTGACGCTTTGGTTAGTCGCTTCCACGGTGCTATCCTTTATTTGCTGCGTTTGTCGTGCATGACCTCGTTAGTAATTACACCTCTAAGAACACGCTCGAACTCGTTTAATGCCCGCGTCATCGCATGAGCATCCTCTCTGGCTTCTGTATCAGATTTACCAGATTTTAAGAACTTTTTCACTTGTTCTGCCCTGATTATATCAAATACTTCATTAAAAGTATCATCTTTGAGCAAATATTCAGCTTGTGCGCGTCTGATCATTACATACCCTCAATACGTGGCATGGCTTGCATGGCCCTTACACGCTCAACATCAACCGCTGATCCGTACTGGCCTAGTATCTTAGCTGCCTCAATCAATAGATCTTGGTTCATCTTGTCACGGCTAAGGTCATCGCCTGCCTTCAGTTCACGGTATTTAAGCTGCAGTGCTTGTAGCTCACGGCCTTGATCAGATTGCATCTCAGCAGCTTTAACCTGCATATCTGCCTGCATCTTAATATTATCGCCTTGCATCTTGCCTTGGATACGCATCTGGTCGCCCTGCATCTTAGCCTGAGCCTTAATCTGCTCTGCTTGAATAAGTGCTTGAGCCATTGGATCGCCTTGCTGACCTTGTGCTTCTGCTGCCTTAGCTGCCTTTGCTGCCATATCAGCCATTAACTGCTGTTCAATCTGTGGAGTCATAGGTGCATAATATCGGTCTGCATTTTTGAACCCACTTATAGCCAAACTATCTGCTAGGGTATTACGCATCTGTGTCATGGTAACTAAGCCGTTTTCAGGGCCATAAGTCTGCCAGATCTGCTGCTGAGTTTGGAAGGTATTCTGTAAGGCCATCGCTTTAACGTCTTCCTTGCCAGTGCCTAAACCTACGTTAATCTCCATATCCATGTCTGAGTTCCAGACGCTAGGATCTACAGGCACGAATTCGCCTGCTATACGCATCATCTGATCCGATGGTGAATTCTTAATGGATACGTCAAGTATTAGCTTAAATAGGGTTTTCATGCCCTCTGCTAAGTTACGTGCCATTACTTCTATCTGTCCAGCACTGGCTTGAGCTGTTAGAGCTGCGCCTGTTGCTGTGGTGTTCTGCAGAGCATCAGCGTTCAAGCCCATGCTCATCTTGCTAATACCAGTCTTCTCTTCTACCAGCATATCTAGATACTGTAACGCGGATAATGTTTGCCCAGCTACAAAAGGAACCATTAAAGGCGCGACAGAACCAATCTCTTCAGATCGAACAACTGCGCCGATTTCGTTATTAAGTACATCATCCATGTTTACTTTATCTTCGACCACCTCAGTTCGAGGATTGTTAACAAGCGCCACGTTATCTAGTATCCCTCTAAGGACGCTAGTGGCTGTATCTTGATCGTTAATAATTAGTTGAGCTAATGAGCGTCCATAGAACGCATGTGGCTCTGGATCTACATGGAAGTCTGCAAATGGTGATACGTCCCACGCCTCATGGTCTAATACTTCATAGTTAGTGCCACCACATATAAACTTGTGCAGCACAGGTACGCCGTCACCTTCTATGTCTACACGCATATAGGCTTCAGTTAACAGAACTAAGCGCGTAGATGGGTCGTTAACAGTGCCATTATCGGTATCAATTGACTCGCCAAATCTTAGCTGCTTTTCTTCATCGTCATCAATATCACTACCTTCAAGGTCATCTACTACGTCTTGATCGTATCCCATAGCGACAAGATCGCCAGCAAATACTTCCGTACTATGCCCGTGAATGTAGGCATCTTTAATGGATTTAGCATTGCTAGATATAAAGAACTCTTCTGGAGGTACACCATCAATAACCAGCTCACCCTCTTCATACTTATGGGTAACAGTCATGCTATGGGTAACAGTTGGCATGTCCATACCAAACTCATCCATGCTCATCTCTACTTCTTGAGCGTGTTCAACAACCTCTACCTCATCATTAGATACAAGAATCTGCATCTCATCATCAGATAGATTTTCATACTTATAGGTTTTAGCAATTGTTTCAGTATTCCACCATACCTTAGCGATACCTACTTTCTTCACTAGCGCATCATGGATAGCGTTATTTAGAACTTTGTAGCCACCAACCTTATTGAATACCCAGTGAGCATACACAGTAGCTTGTTCTGCAC